CCTTTTGGTGTTAATGATATATCAATATTAGTATCTGACCCTTTAGCGGTTAGTACCGGGCCAATTGTAGTTGCTCCAGGGGCTGCCTCTATGTAGTTTACTGGATTTGTTACTGAAGCCGGGAAAGATATTATTTTTTCTTCGTTAGCGTCTAGCAGCGCCCCACCAGATATAGTCTTTAAGTTACCACTAGAATCCCATGGCTCATTAAGTCGTGTTGATGTAACAGCTTCTTTTTTTACATAGTCGTAATAGTGGGTCCCCATTATGAGCTCCTTATAATATTTAGTGTTAGCGCGTTAGTAGCGTGAGTAGTTACTCTTTTTACTCTACATCTGTTTGTCGGAACAGCATCTTCAAGTAGCCATGTTCCCGCAGCAGTTAAGGTTGCGGCAGGCGCTATTAGAGCCGTAATGTCAACCCAAGTAGCATCGGCATCCACCGTCCGCATTGAATTCATAGAAGCTTCTAGCGTTAAAGTTGTAGCCTCAACAGCAGATGCGGCTATTATGGCGTATCTCCAATCTTCGCCAGCCATATTAAAATACGTGTAAGATGTGTTCGCATTACCAAGATCTGTATTGATAATAGTTGTGGATATTCCGTCATCTCCTCCAATAAATTGTCTCATCATTATTCTCCTTTTTATTTAAATCTTTTCTTGTCTTTGCAGGTGTCCTTGTGTACCAAGTAACCTCGTTGCCTACATAATTCTGATCTTAGGCTTTTTTGACCACATATAGCACATTCAATTTTCATCCCCTTGAATCTGCCATCCTTAGTTGCTCCTTTATTTACGATGATAACACCTTCTTGTTAATATCTAAAACACTTCCATTTATAACTGGTTTTGTATACACTCTCGCGCCATTTGCGCCGCATAAAGGGCAGCTAGCTTTGATTTCGCCAGTCATAGGCATTTCTGAGTCGAATTCGCCGTGCATGGGGCATCTAAATAAGTATATAGCCATCGTATCTCCTAAGAGTAAAGAGGGGTTGCCCCCTCCTTAAATTATTGTGTGATCTGGACTGATATCGAACCGTCAACTGTTGCTGGGGCCAACACGTCTCCAGTTTGATAAACAGCTTCTATCGTAGAACCAGCGCTGAACGAATATGTTGAAATATTAGCTGTGTTATACGCAGAAACCTCTGTAGTAGTAAGACTAGTGCCGAATGCTGATTGCACTCCATCTATGTTCACATAAAATGTCATAGATCCAGTTGTATGAGGCGAGTTCATTTGAACACCAATCCCAACAACCGAGCCCGCGAAAGGGGCTTTGTACACAGATGATGCGTTTTCTCCCGCTATATAAAGAACAGATACTGTTTCCGAAGTCACAGCATTTGTCAAGATATAAGGTAACATCACCTTACCACCAACAAGAGAAGTTGTAGCTGTGATAGTAGGGGCATTTAAAGCTACGCTACAGTCAACAGTGTCATAATTAGTAACACCAGCAATGGCTATAGATGCTACAAGAGCAAGAGCCGCGACGAGTGTAAATACTTTCTTAATCATTCTTTTCTCCTTAGTAACTTTGTTACTTAAATTTGGGGGCCGGGTTTCTGTAGTGATAAAATCACTTAAAGGCTAAACCCGACATAAAGGCCCGCGTAAGGTTTACGCTCCTTCCGAGCCCACGATACCCATAGGGCCATCGTAACCTGCGGAGATTCTTGTACTTAACTTCATAAGTGCGTCTCCCGTTGGGAAGTCGTTATCACTTGTCAGTGTAGGTTTCTTTCTTGTCCAGAATACCAATGGGTTAACATCGGATATAATGAACCAAGCATCTTCGTCTGTCAGGAACGGATTAACAACAACCTTAGATACAATGTTTTGTACCGAGTTGATGTCATTGTTACCTGAACCAGGGACGTGCGTTGATTTAAGAACCTCTTTGGCTGTGAATTCATTCTCTGGAGCAACAACAAGGATCTTTGGTGTCATTACAACAGGAACGTCTCCCGCTTCTTTAGTCCTAGTCAGCAACGTAACCATATCTTTAACACTAGACTGAGCTAGATCGGCAGGTGTAGCAAGGTAGTTAGAGAAAGTTCCACCGCTTTTAAACGGATGGTCGTTTGAAATAAGAGCCTTAGCGTCCGTGCCAGTCTGACCTGCGCCAGTGTAAGCAGCTGTAAAACCATTGATTAGAACATTAGCAGCAGTCAGATCTCGTCTCTGAGTAACGGCTCTTGTCATAAATCCAGCTAGCTTATCTTTGAACACATTGTAAAGATCATCATCATACATTTCCTCAGTAACTCGAGTTCCGACACCCCAATTAACGTGAGTAAATACTTGATTCCAACCCTGCGTTATGCTCTTGAAATCGATGTCGCCGCCTTCTTGCTTAACTGCGGCTGCACCGAAACCTTCTACCTGAAGTATCGTCTCTTTCTTCGTAGTAGAGTCTTTTAGGCCCATATACTGAGTATAGACCTGAGAGGCATTTTTAAATTTATCGGTTATTACTTCCGCCAAACCTGGTTCAAGTAAGTCGTTAAACGCGCCCCTATTCATAGGTGTAGTCATAATAGTATCTCCTTATCGCTTAGGCTAGGCCGCCATAAACGTGTGATCCTGAAGCAAACTTAAAAAGTTTCTTCTGGTTAGTGCCGACCGCGGATTCAGAACCATCAGGTTCAGTACCCACACCAACTATTTTGCACGCGTCGTACGTACTAGAGTTCTCATTGATCTCCATTACTCCCGTAGCTCCTTCAATATCAAAGCAAGCCGAAAGGTTACGCGTAGTGTAAATGTCAGCCAACGCTCCGTCACCGGAACACTGTCCTTCAAATATCTGTTCAACATTATCGTAGACCATAATCAAATCACCAGCCGTTGCGTCCGATACCGGTGAAGCTGCAACCCCAAGATACAAACCAATTGCCGTGTTAGAAGCTGCTATGCTAACTCTACCGGCACTGTCAAGTGTGACAGCATCTCCGATAGCGATAGTCTGGGAAGCAGCCGCTTCATAAGCTCTTGGCGCATAATATGGTGATTGTCCGTTAGGTTTAAAACCAACGGGTAAATCTGTATTAGCCATTATTCTCTCCTTCTATATTTCGTCTGTTTTTCCGTCCGGAGAATTTATAACTGTATCAAGATCATTCAACACTTGCTGTGAAATTCCATCCTGAGCATCCCTAGAGATCTTCTCAGAAGCATTCTTCACTCCAGCATCAAAATTCTTAAGTCGTTGTACATTCCCTCCAAGGTTTGCCTGTCGTACTTTATCAGAAGTTTCTTTTCTAGTAGCACATAAGATTAGATCACCGATTGTAATGTATGATGCGTCAGGAGTATCATCTCTCTGAACAGTCATACCCTTAAAATCTGGGTGACGTTTATCTATTACTACGTAAATTCCTTTCCTGTTACTGGCCGGCATCCCCGCTTTTCCGCACCATCTGACCCGGTAGTTAGGGTTAACATTCGTAACCGCTAAAATTCCCTGTTTCTTCGGCGCTTCTTCAACCTCCAAAAATGGTTTATTCGTCATTATTTCTGTATTCATTCTACTTGATATCCTCTCTTATTAGTTGCACTGGTAAAAATCTTTTTGACTCTAGCCAAAGATTCGGGCGTATTGTATCCTTCTTTTTTCCACTGTTCCATCTGCGCTGGATCTACGTCTATATTGTCCACTGTCTCCGGTGTTCCGCTTGACGGTGTAATAGACATATTAGCTCCGGCCTGTGTTTCTTTCTTAATAAAGTCCTCCTGTAGTTTTTTTGCTATATCAGGGAACTTAGTCTGCAAAAGATTCGTAGACGCGTTTCTAAGTAACGAGTGCATTTGCTGCGGAGTACTTAACGGATATAATTCCGGTTCTTCTTGAGCCATTCTCTTTGCTTCTAACATGATCGGATGATCAGGATTGAAATCCCCATCTTCTTTAATTATTGTCGGAAACTCCGCACGTATGCGTGATTCCGTCTGTGCTACGGTCGCAACCAATTCTTCTCTTTGCTTTGCTTGGGCATATATCTTCTGTTCAAGCATTTCGTTGTTCTTATCTTGTAGCTTGTTGTAAGCTTCTTTATCCCCAGCCATAGCCAGTTTAAATAAATCTTCTTGCGATTCTTCAGGGTCAGATTGTCCGGGAAGTAAATTACCGAGTTCGTCTATAGGCCCGTTCTTTGCCAGGTTTCCATAAACTTGTCGTAATCTAGATTCAGACATATCCCGTTCAGACTGCATTCTTCTGTTCTTCTCCGTCATATCAGCAAGTTGCTTGTCTCTAGGATCTGTCTCTACTACAGTCGCTGTTTCAACTTTCGCTGGTTCTATAGGTTTCGTCTCTTCTGTTTTCTGTGGTTCAACCGTTTGGTTTACCTCAGTACTAGACGCTTCTGCTGAAATTTTCTCAGCATTGTCTAATGCAGGTGTTTCTCCCATGTTAAAATCCTTTCGTTATTTATGTAAAACTATTAATCTCTTCTAGTTTCATCTTTCAAGAAATTACTTATCTCGCTAACCATTTCAATCTTTCCTTGTAGTTTAGCGGCCTTGTATATTGCCCCACTTTCGTGGAACGCTACATCAAGTAGTAAATCTTTATTAGAGGAAAGTTGCTCTTCCAACTCCTCTAGTAAGGATTCTGTTATACAGTTACCTTCAAATTCATCTATATGTTCAAATGTCTTTCCCATTAACGCTTACTCGGAGTTAAAGGGTTAGATTTAAGCACGTTTGAGGCATCTGACGGCGAATTAAACGCTGTAGGGCCTGATGGAGCATTCTGTCCACCATTTATTCCCATAGATTTTTCTATTCCTGTTAAAGGTATCTGTCCATCACCACCTGGTTGAGGTTCGGGAGGGGGTGGGGGAGGTACCGGTGTCCATAGTTTATTTGCATCTACTTTATTAAATGTTCCGAATAGGTCGTTCAGTCCGGTATACATAGAGAATGTAACTAGTTGACCTTTATCGTTAGGTATCGGTTGAGAGGCATATTTAGCTGCCACATCCAATATCTGCATTAATTGGTTTCTTTCGGCAATACCTTGCATCAAGTATTTTGTGCCTGTGATAGCAATGCGAATGCCTTCTGTCAGTATATCTTCCGGATGAACATCTTCGTAAGATTTGTTCTGCGGTTTAATAGGTATCCCAGGAGTAGCCATTTGTACAGACGGACCACCCATCTCCCTTTCAATAGGAGTTAGAGGTATTTCTGTCATTCCAGGATAGGGCATTTCTTCAACTTTAGGTTCTGCTTCTATCAACCACGGCGTAGATCTATTTAAAATTAATTGCACATAGGATCTTTCAAAGTAATTAGCTGGTATGTCTCTGTCTATCCTTGTTATGAAAGCTTCTACTGATTTCTGTGCTTCCGATATAATCGACTGAGCTTCTGTAGCTGACGGATTAGGAGCTATCTTTTCTCCGGCCATTGCTCCTTTAAGTCTTATTGTTTTTTGTATTTCTTCATTTATGACATCAAGCCATTTTAATGAACTCGTCGCGTAATCTGATGGAGGTCTTAAGAATTGAAGTATCTCGCTTATAGGTCTATCAACATTCTTAATTCTTATAACGCCATTCTGTCTGATCCTTAGATCTTTTTTATCTTTAATGTATCTTTCGTTAGCTACTATCATACAGTAAAGACCGAATGTATTAGCATCTAAAGCTTGGTTTCTTCTTGTAGTATATTCGTCTATTAGAGGTTCTATAACTTCTAGAACACCTCTGCCTGTAACAACTCCCTTTTGCATGAAGAATGGTTCTATCTGGTAAGGAGTTTCTCTGTTAGGTTCGGCCTGGCATCTAATAACTTCAGACTCATTTGCTATTGTTACTAGGCATTCAACCGTCTTACCTTTATATGAATCAGGAACAGGATCACTCTTCTTAAAATAAATAGGAATTCTGTGCGCTTCCCAAAGAAAGACATCCCCATCTACATCAGCTACGGTGGCTAAATCTTCTTCGTTATCATCCCCAGAAGTAATATCGTCCTGGGATAATTTTGTTTCCTTAGCTCTCTCTAGATTCGTATAAGTTCCGTATTTGTCGGCCATAGCCTCGATTGATCCCCAGTCAGAAATGATGTCCTCTATTACCCAACTTGGTTTATCTTTTCTGAAATGTAATCTTCTTATGTCAACGTGCTTAAGAGGAACTCTGCCCTCTTGTTTGTCTACTGTCTCAAGCGATATGTCTGGTTCGCCTATGCCCAGGACTTCTTGCATCGCGCTAGGTTTTTCTGTTTTCTGTAGTACCGGGACTGTATCAACTGTGTAAGCTACTTTAGTAGTGAAGGTTCCTAGTTTAACTCCTTCTCTGTAAGTCTTTTCTAGCTCTGTAGTTGAATTAGTTTCTAGGAAGTTTTTATTGTATAAAACTTGAGTTATCTTATATAATGTTTGCTGCTCTACTGTCCTTTTATTAGGTGCTGCTTCTATTTCAATAGGAGGTACGACATTGTTAAATCCGTACATTAATATTGATGTCCAATCCTCTACAGCATTCCAAGCCTGTCTAGATTGTAATTGAGCTTGGGAGTCCGTTGATGGAGCTTCTGTACCTACGTACTGTCTTTCCCATCTATCGTAGTTTTGAATATCGTTTTGTATGTCATTATCAACCGCGTAGTATCTATCATTAACTGCTTTAAATATCTTATCCCTTAGATCATCATTAGTTAACTTAATTGTTCTTTTGATATCATCTTCTATTACCGTTACAGCAGGTGGAATATCTTTAGCATTTTGTTCATCGTTTAAGTTTTGTGTTTTTTTAACTGCTTTCTTCCGCATCTCTATCTCCTATAGCCGGTTTTTTCGTCAAATAATTCAGACATTTCATCTTCTACTTCATCGTCATCCTCATCAGGTCTTTCATCTTCAGGAATGTAATCTTCATCTAACCCTCTATGGAGGGCCATAATTACTGCGTCAGCTTCGTCTGGGGAAGGTAAGCCTCGTTTCTTAACATCTTCTTTTCTCTCGAGCATTAACTTTCCTTTTGAGTTATGTGTATAACGTCTAGAAGATAACTGCGCCATTAAGCTGTCATTTTCTAAAAGTTTTACGTCGCCTTCGGTAATACTCTTACAAACACTGAAGTAAGACTCTGCCCCAAGATTAGCAAATAAAGAGTCTGTAGCTCTTCCCCCAAAGTTAAACGCTTCTACCTCAAATTCAAATCCTTGTTTTTCTAAAGCTACTTGTTCCTCGAGTAAGTGATCAAATATTCCAGCACCCATTGCTCCTTCATCTATTCTAACAACATCAGGTTTAAGCTTCTTTATTAAAGTAATTATGAGTCCTTCTGTTTCTGTAGTCGCCTTACCATGAGTCGTAGACAGATATCTTAGATCTCCTCCAACCGCAAATGCTATTGCTGTCTTATCGTTTCCGTACCTGGCCGGGTCTATCGCTAATACTTTAGGCCCTAACTTGGGTTCCAGTGTAGTTAGAGATTCGGTGATGTCCGCTAAAGATAAAAAAGAATTTGTGCTCGACTTAGGGAACTCGCCCATTACCCTACTTTGGAATAACGGAGAATCTATGCCCCATTTCTCTTCTTTCTCTTTAACCCATCTTCTACCGACCATTCCCGGAATAATCTCTTTACCAGACTTTACATTCGGTGATTCGTAGCAACTAAAAGTATATTTTTTAAAACTTTTGTCTTGAAACGCATCATAAAACGGTCCTACTGGCGCTAGAGGGTTACCTATAAGCAATAACTTACAGTTTCCTCCAACCATTAGAGAGTCGATCTGCTCCATAATCGCCGGTTCAATCGCCTGAGCCTCAGAAACAATGACTAAAACATGATCGTTATGGAATCCCTGGAACTTACCGACATTTTCGTTAGTATCTTTTGTTGTAAATCCTGTAGCAAGCCACTTAACATCTTTTTTCTCCGTCATTATAAGATCTGTTGTAAGTAGTTTACCTCCTAGAGGCTTAGCTGCATTAGCGTAGAGCTTTGAAATCTCACCCCACATAACCAGATTAACCTGTCGTTCGGTAGTTGCAGTAGTAATAACAGTAACAGGTGGGAAGCAACAAAGATAATATAGGGCAAGTGCCCCTCCCAGGTAGTCTTTTCCTAGACCGTGCCCAGACTTAACTACTATCTTATCATGTTTTATAAAATCCGCTATGATCTGCTCTTGTCCCCACCAGAGTTTCTTGACTCCTAGGACATTTCTTATCCACCAGAGTGGATCTTCTTGTGCGCGCTTAAGGAACTTATCCTCACTGCGCGACGTAAGATTGTCTAAAGTTAGCTTATCATAGTTTCTTTTAACCATATAGTTTCTGTGTTGCCCCCAAATCCTTTATACACGAAAGTCGTGAACTTGGATTTAGAATCTAAGCATTTAGGGGCGGTTGTTATTTTCTTGAACTAGCTGATTTAGCCAGAGAAGCCCATGTACCTTTTACATTTAGGTCTATATCTTGCTTATCTTTCCATCCTAGCTTGTTCTTCGCCATAAATATGCTAAACGCCGGGTTTGCTTTCCCCTGTCTAGCTGATTCTGATAAATTTCTCTCATAATACGCTTGAGCTTTTGCCCTAGCTGCGTGTAACTCGGCATACTTATCCGCGTTATCTGAACCTAACCAACTCATAAACGTGCCGTAAGGAACATCTAGAGTGTCAATAAAGTCTACCATTGTCGGTAATGGGTTGAGTTTCCCATCTTCGTCAAAGACATCACGGTCATAAAAAGCGACCAATGCTTTTGCGAAAGCTGGTTTGTATTTAGCTGAGACCGGCCTTCCCGCTTTTCCTGTTTTTTTCGCCATGTAATTCTCCTTCGCAACCTCGATATATCCTCAGTAATTTTATTAGTTCTTCAAAACTTGATGTAGTAAAGAGTATTCTGCTCTTATCGCACTCCAGAGCTTCAAAATAGCTCCAGAAACACTTTTTACAACACCACAGGGGTCTACCATCCCTTATTAAGACCTTCCGGATCCCCCCATCCTTACATATTGGGCATGGTTCCTTATCATCTCGTTCTTTTTGGGCCTCAGATGTAGTCTCTTTCGAGTAATCTGAGAATCTTTCCGTCCTTATAATAGTCGCTGCCGAGTATTTAGTGCGCATGCACTTAGTGCGGTGATCCATGTTTTAAGGCCTCCAGGTCGCCTTTATTACCTTTTGTAGGGCATTGCACGATGTATAAGCATGAATCTGCTCTACCGTCCTACCTTCTATAGGCAAGTGAACGTCTATAGCGGCTAAGTATCTCCTACAAGCTCTATAACAGGCCTCTGCACGCTCTAGTTTGGCTTTGGCAACCCCAATAGAGTGTTTATCTAGCGTGTGCTGTATCCCTAGGGCAACATTGCTTAGTGCTGGGATTGTTTGCCAGACCTTATTGCATACTTTATATATAGAAACGCCTAAGTTCATACTCATCCTCTTAAATTTGTGTACCGTTTATTAATGGCTAAATGATACTAAAGCCGAGATCCTTCACTCACGGGCGAAAGATAAGAAACACAATGCTATAGATAATGCCTTGAGTCACCCTAGCGGAAACCGAGGAGAAGTAACTTCTTACTCTTCCATCGACTACTACCGGGCCTGTCTCTCGGAACGTTGATGGCATCCGCACTAGTAATTCTTTATTTATGAGTTACATGTTGCCACCGGAACTTGCCTGTTTACTCTCAGCACTAGCCGTTGAGTAACTCCCTCATCAGGAGCGCAGACAATGCTTTAACCGTGCGTTGCAGTTTATTCAGCCACGATCATCTATAGCATTCTGTCCCTCTATATATAAAGACACTATATATATCAATAAGTTACATTCTAACTCTATATATACCGCAACTAAGCCAATAATTAAATAGGCACTTTGTAGAATTATATATTTTTCTCTAAGTAGTCGCTTAACTACTCAGGGGGTACCTTTTGTACAATTATATATTTTCGCTCGGGGGGTAATTTAGGGGAAGGGGGGGTGTCCTCCCGACCCCCGCCCCATCGCCATATATGGAGTTCGTTAGAGACTAAATGACTCGGCTGATATCAATGGCGTTTTGCTAACGCTTGTGATCTGCATGGCGCACTATACAAGTCTTGTAACCCCCCACAATTCAGAGCTATTTTATTTTTATTCACGCCAAGAGGGTAGGTACACACCACATATAGCGTGGTTGCTCTGTGTAGACACACTAGATATAGCCTATAAAGGCTCCGATATCACCGCGTTTAGACACTATTTTGTGAGGGAATTAGCATTCCGCTATCTCAATAGCCCCAAACCCGTATATAGCGTGGTCTGTCTACCCCATATATAGCGTATTAGCGCTATGCTACGGCATACCCAACCTTTACTCCCTCTATGATATCATATAGATACAGGGGCATGAGCTAGGGTATTTGTGGTGATCGTCTGTTCTGTCGGTTAGGTACTACCCGACTGAAAATATGCACTCTTTTGTATACAGCTATCTATAGACATTTAAGACATTGGAGAGGGATATTTACTACCCCATGATTCTTTTTCTTTTTACCGCGCGATCAGTATTACCGTAGTTTATTATGTACTCTATATACCCCAAAGATATACTTAATAAGTCTTTAATGCACCGTTTTCCGAGCTTTTTATCTTTTTTGGTAGTCTTACATGGTAGATTATGCTTGACAGCTCAAATCGCTTGTGTTACCATGAAACCATGAAAGGCGGATTGAAAGCCCATATATATTCAGAATAGGAGGTGATTAGTATGATCAGTGATAGAAATGCGTTGATAGGTGTTCTTGTTTGTACTTTGATAGTTGCAGTTACAGCACCAACGATAGTTGTTTGTGTCTTGATGTTAGTAGTTAGTTCAGTCTTATTGACTATGTTATTGGTTTCAGATATTAAATAAACAGAATAGGAGATTATTATGACTATGACTTATGACTGTACATTGACTAGTTTGTTAAGTAAAAATGAATTCGCAAAGTTACTAATGCTGAAGTTAGATAAATTAGATGCTGATACAGTAGTCAACTACTTGCCTCAAGAGATAGCACGATACGGAGCTTATTTATCTTTGAATAAAGCATTACGTTATGTGTATGATACGTTATTAGAGGATGCGCTTGATATAGTTATAGCATGGGATAGTTTTGGCAAGAGTAAATACGTTGGAAGCGTGCTAATGAATGCAAAGAGCAAGGCACGGAAAAATATTGCCGATAAACTAACTCAACAGGGATTACAATTCTGCTTAACAGCAGACGTAATTCGAGGTAAATTACCACCTGTTATCTATGAATACGCAAAACAAGGGGATTTTAACACTATCAGGTCTATTCTAGGTCAAATGTTAGATCACAAGGACCTTGCTATTAAAGACAGACCATTGAAACGTATCCAATGGAACACGAATAAAGCCGAAGTAACACAAAAAACAGTTGTTACAGACCTACGGGGCAAATTCAAACGCCACTATTGGAAAAAAGTTCTTGTTGACAGCTTTGTCGGGGATGGATCCGTCAACGAATTTCCAAAATTTGTTGTTCGAGATACCCTTATTAACAACTAATACTAACTAGATAACAATAACTATAGGTTACAGTAATCTCGTAACGTGCTTTATTGTACCTATTAGTTAGATACAAGAGGATATTATATCTAGTCATGGTATACCTATGCCTTAAGTTTCTTTGAATCTACTAGGGGGGTGCAGGGGTTGATCGCTTTGGAAGAATTAGTTCTCTTACTGTATGTCAATTCGCTGACTCTTATATCTGCAGAGGATCTTGTATTCAAGGCCCTCTAATCTTAAATCTCTCATGAAAGGAGAATGATATGGATACTTTATCGATAATCCCTTCGCAAGCTGACTTTGATAAGCATGTAGTGCTTATGGAGCTAAAGACTCCTGAACAAAAGGAACGTGATGACATGGAATTGGAGCAATACTTGGAAGAAGTTGCCTTCGGAGAAGAAAGAGATGGAGAAATATAATCCCTTAAGAGGGTCTTGTATTCAAGGCCCTCTGATCTTAAATCTCTAATGTGCATATTTATATTATTTTTATATTTAATCATAAGATAAAAAACAATTAGCTATTATCATTAGTCATTAATCAATAATATTGTTATTAAGAGTAATTAGTTACTATTCATTACAATATCATTAACCACTAGTATTAAGATTAGGGCATATTCCCCATAGTGCCTTAATACTAGTATACTATACTTTAACTTTTATGAATAAATTAATCTATTAGTAATAACTCATATAACATTAACTAATAGGGCGTGTTTTGCTCCATATGGATTTACTTGATCTAGAACGGACTGGCTCCCAGAACGCCATCAACCGCTCAAAATTAACTTTTTAGCCACTTTTATTAGTTTTTGAGAGGTAACTACTTGCCCATATTAAAACTTATAAAGTTGACTTGAAAATATGATGACAATAAAACTTGGTAAAACTTGTAAAGTCATTATATTATTTTAGTATTGATCGGTAGGAGAATAACACGTTGAATAAGGGGGGGCGCTACTTGGGGGTGTGGAGTGCGGACAGAATTGAAGAATTAGCTTCGGTTAAAGAAGATTCTGTAATATCTCTACGCCCAGTCTATGTTCATAAGGTGTATCAGGGTGCTAATTTGTGCCTCGCTACATAGGGGTGTGAGGGTGGTGCGTTGAGAGTTCACTGCTCTATACTAACTGTTACGGAAACGTAACTAAATAAAACTTTGGAGGTGCTATTATGTCAAGTCTAAGAACTGCTATGGTTCACGCTATTAAAAAGTCCGATAAAAGCTCTATTAAATCCGTTGCTGTTAATTCTTTAGTTCATTTTATGTCTAAAGAAAAAATGACTAACAAGACAATGCTTTTAACTTTAAAAGCTAATATGAATAACTAACATAGTTAAAGCAATACCTAAGGGGGCTTTTTACCATGAAACAATATAATCTGTTTAATTTTGGTATTCTTAAAGATATACTGATTAAAAGAAAATACGAAAGAGCGAGAGCTAAACTGAAACCAATAATTGAAATGCTTGATAGACAAATAATTAAGAACAAAATGATTTAGAATAAATAAGAAAGAGAGGTGATTTACATGACAGATTTTAAGGTTGGTGTTGCAAAAGTAGGGTTCACTTGCAAAGAATGTAACAAAGAGTTCAAAAGCCCAGAGATGTTCGTAGAAAAAACAGTGATGAACGGTTACTATCCACAAAAGATTAAGCATTGTCTCGAATGTGCTTCAAAGCAGGGGTATGGCGAAGTAATAACAAGTCAGATAAAGACAGAGATACAAGCTACAATAAACCATATGGAAACTGGTTTAGCTAAGTTTTAAGTAAGTGGGGTCTTTGGGAGAATATGGGTTACTTGAAATAATAGTAAAATTGTAGACCTAAAGCGCAAGTAAGCCCTTTCGTTCCATACAGACACGGCTTATCCCCGACTAATAATGGTGCGTCTAGTTTAAGGGTAAAACGTGTACTAGTGGAGAGGAGCGCAAGATAGCAGTTCAATTCTGTGCCGTACCAATAGAATAAATAAGGAGAACGATATGTTCGACCAATTAAACTACGAGGAAGAAAACAAAATCAATATGGCTTACTGGCTTCCATTGTTAATGCAATACCAATTGCCAGTACCAAAGACTATCATGGTACACACCGGAGGATGTGATGTACAGAGATTGATTGAAAAGAAATCTACCCCTGCTGTAAGTATGTTTATCAAACGATTAATAACAGCTATCGAGGAAATAGGGACACCTTGTTTTCTTAGGACCGGCATGACCAGCAACAAACATGACTGGAAAGATAGCTGTTATCTTGACAAGTCTGATGCTAATACTGTAATAGATCATGTATGCAATCTTATCGAAGCCTCTTACAGGGCGAACTTAGCCGGCGCTCCTAGCGACTTCTCCTTCTTTGCGGTAAGGAAATTAATACCGACTAAGACTATACTCACTGCATTCAACGGTATGCCTATCACTAAAGAACGTAGAGTCTTTATACGTGATGGCAAGGTTCAATGCAATCATCCATACTGGCCGAAGGAAGCATTGGAAAATGTAACCGAAGAACAGCTTGAATTACTTCATTCCTATGAGGAAGAAGACTCAGTAATAATATACATGGCAACCTTTATAGGCAAACATCTCAAAGGCTACTGGAGTATTGACTTCCTTAAAGATATACATGGTAACTGGTGGATCATTGACATGGCTACCGGTGATCGCAGCTATCACTATCCCGGATGTACGAATAACATATCTAAAGGAGACATAATCAATATAAAAAAGAAGTTGATACACTTAAAGCAAAACTAAAAACTCTTAGATTTAGTAATAAACGAAATAGATAAAGAAGGTGATTTAAAATATTCTGAAACAATAATGAATTAAGGGGGTGATTTAAATGGTAGCAGAGAGAGGTGAATTTAAGGGTAACAAGATGATAATCCTTAAGAAAGTTGATGATGACAAGTATCCAATACAGTTTGGGTATAATAAAGCCCAGACAATAGTAGACCACATGGAAGAAATAAAGCAGTTTGTAAGTGATAGTAAAGCCGAGTATGAGGCAAAGAAGAAAAAAGTAGAGTAATTAAAAATATTACTTAGTAATTCATCGGGGGGTTTCTTGCAGAATGCTTGATATTCCCCGAACATTACGATACTAAGTACTTAGGGTGCTATATAACGGGGTGTGGTGGTTCTTTATGCAGTTAGGTTCACATAAGCTGAACCAAGGATACCTGAAGTTAACAAACCAACAGCGCAGAACCCAGCGGGTAATTCCCAGCGGGAACTGCCTGACTATACTATGCTTCGGCAGCCCCGTTACATAGACCCGTAAGAGAACTGTGTACCGAGTAGTCTGATGTCCTACAAAGCGTACCATTCAACGGTGTGAATCCGTTCGGGTCTTAAATAAAATAAGGAAGGATAATTTATGCGACCATTAGACTTTGTAAGAACCCCAAAAGGGAATATTGCTCTTGTTACAGTAGTCCACGAAGGAAGTGAAGGCACAACAGTAAGTATTGATCCTGTGGATACTACTAAATCATTCGGAGAAAAAACAGCTTGGTGGGAAGCAGAAGAATTAAAGGTAATAGGCTCATTGCCATTTTTAGTAGCTTCTTCTCTAGCTTCGTCTACTGAACAGAGGGCTGTCAATAAATATTTTGCTGTGGATGGTGTAAAGCCAGAAGCAGTTTTTGAAATGAGCTTTACAGAGATAAAACCAAAAACAAAAACAAAAAAGAAAAAGGGGAGCATACGTCTTTTTGAAATGGACTGCATGAACGCAAAACTTAAGAAAAAGAAATAAGGAGGAACAAATGACTAATTATTACGAAAGATACGGGTTAGAACACCCATCAACATTACAACACGCCTACAAAGAGTTTAATAAGACTGAGAAGAAAAGACTTAAGAAACAAGCACAAAGAACTATCTGGGATAGCTTACAGAACTTCTTTGATCTGTTCGTGTGTAGTAATATTGGTATACCGAGAGAATATTAAAAAAGGGGGTGAACTAATTGATAGAGTTAAACAAAGAGCCGAGTTACTCCGTATTCCCCAGCGGTGCGGAAGTCAAAGTTACTCCAGAAATGCTCACAAACAATAAGGCTTATCTATGTGGAGCTGATGGAATATTTCTCTACAAAGAGAATGAACTATTTAAGGCTATTGTAGATTACAAGGAGGAATTTGAGGAAATAAAAGAGAGCTTTGAGATAAAGACTAGCAAAATACCTGTATATTTACTTAGAGAAATAACAGATCTATTCAAGGAAGTGTATGACAAGTATAGCTCTGAGGCTATAGTATTACTCACGTATATAAACAATGTGTGGGGATACGTAGTACCTGACCAAGAAGTAGGTTGTAGTTCTGCTGATTATGATAATGTACCGCCTGGTATATACTACGGCACAATACATAGTCATGCGGCTATGACTGCTTTCCATAGCAGTACTGATGATAAAGACGAAATAGAAATGGAAGGGATACACCTGACTATAGGTAAGTTAGACAAGTACCCCATGGTTGATATTGCTTGCTCGGCTATGGTAGGTAAAAAGAGGCTTAAACTCGAGGTAGAAGATTTAATAGCTTCTAACGGGCGTAAATTCACTAATAAAATAAAGAACATTACTGAATACATACCCAAAAGCTCGTTTATAACTCAGAATACAGCTGACTTAGATACAGCAGAGGAGTTCTGGGAACAGTATCCGGGTTGTAGATCAATGAGATCATATAATTATTAAGGAGGTGATATTGTGGAAAAGTTTACGAAAGATGAGATATTAAAAATGTCAAGGGAAGTACAGGTTATAGGATGTGGAGGGATAGGAGGGTCATTGCTATTGCATTTGTCCAAACTAATGATAGACCATGCAAGCCGAATAACTCTGTTTGATGGGGACAAGTTTGATTCTAGTAACCATAACAGGCAATTCTTTATGGGCGATGGCTATAAAGCACAGGCTTGGGCTAATTTCTTAAGGAATTCTCCTGGGTTAAACGCTAAGGCGACTTTTAACAATCTCTATGTAGGGCACGGGGTAAACCTTAGAGCAATCAAATCTGTAATATTTATTTGTGTTGATAACCATGAAACAAGAAAATCTATTGAGCGCTGGGTAAGTGAGTACCTTAGCCAGGCGATAGTCATAAGCGGAGGGAATGATTCAACAGACGGAAATGTTCAAATGTACGGCTTTAGGTTTAACTCACAGGCTAATTCTGGGATGAATGGAGGGGAATACCCTCACGGCGAACGCCTAACTACTAGACACCCTGAGATAGCCGATAAAATAGACTTTGAGGCTTCTAAAGAAAAAGCTGGATGCGATGAAATACCTCAAACATACATGGCTAACGCTACAGCAGCGGGCATAATGGCTTCAATATACAATAACCTTAAGGAGGGAGTAATGCCTGAAGCAGACGAGTGGTTCTTTGACACAAAGACACAAGTAATAAGACCAAACGTAAGCCCAATAAAGCACATCGAACTAACGAAGCCTACCGATGCTTAAGTAAAGGCACACAAATTTAAGGGGGAAGGGGGTGATTTTATGATTACCGTAATATACGGACCGCAGACTTCTACTACTCATTTTAAAGGAACAGTAGCAGATTTAGTTGATGGATTAGGAACATTTGATATGTCTAGTGACGTTGTTGCTTCAATCGGAGGACAGGTAGTAAGCGATAACACTGTCATCAATGACGGCGAAACAGTTGTTTTCACAAGACCAGCTGGAGAAAAAGGAGCGTAAGCGCGTTCCTCTTAAATTTGAGGGGGTAGGCATAAACCTGCCCTTTTCTTTAACAATATAGAAAGGATAATATTATGAAGGGTTTGCTTAAATACATAGCAAATAATAATTTTAAAGTGCCTGAGGTTACTAACATACCTAGCACACATAAAATACGATTTATGCCGGCTAGTAAGAGTTATGGAGAATTAAAAAAAGAACTATTTAAATACAATTTAAATAAAGAACTAGAGTATAGCTCTTTACTTAATTATATAAAAGCAAGAGCGTATAGCAGTTATCGTACCAACCTTAAGAATCTTTTTAGGTATAATC